CACGCGGCGCGAAGACAAGAACGGATGGTCATCCGTCCACTTCGAACAGGAATTGGGTCTTAGGACGAACGGAAAACGCTCTCGAATGAACGAGAGGAGATCCTTCGGCCAAACGAAGACCCAACGCCTATCTCCCAGAGAAAACCACGAAGAGAGTCGAGGACTGTGAAACTTTCTCCTAAGTTTGTAAGATTTCCGATCAAGAACTCTGGTATAAGGAACCACCCGAATACCAGACCACTCGTCTACCCGTTCCCGCGCGAGAACAGCAGAAACCTTACTCACAAAAGAGAAGATCCTTGAATCAGGAGGAGGTCCTACCTCGGTTGGTAGGTCCCGATTCACACCACTTTCCTTGAAAGGAGCCGCATCGTCAAGACATGCGACTCTGAACCAACGGCATCGGACTAGCTCCGAGAACCATCGCGGCCCTAGGGACGAGATACTATCTCTAGTACCTCGTATACTGACCTCGTATCTCATCAAGACTTTGACCACCCATTGCTGGGTTGACCAACGAAAAGAACGGATACCAGCGATAATGCCCGGGAGAATGCTACCCGGTTCGTTTCGAGAGGGGAGAAGAAAAGAGATCACAGGCTTCGCGACAAACGAAGTCTTGCGAGTATCGTAGACAGAGCTGTTCAGCTCCATCCACCGGCCACTCACACCAGTCTTTTCTTCATTGACGATCAAACCGAAAATTCCTGTGACACACCGCCAGATTCCGAAGAAGCGGTCATCACCACAGAAACAACAATCGTCGCCGTTGAACCTCCCTACACGAACACTCCTCTTTCCTTCGGAGACATCGCAGGCGATGTCGAAGCAAGCTTTATTTAGAAGGCACAGAAGTGGAAAACTGACAAGGTTTCCCATCATCGAGCCTCTTTTAATGGGATGTCTCTTCCCACTACGCGAACTCCACCGAAGGTCAGAAAAGCTTTCGACCAACACACTCCTTTCCTCTTCCGTTAACTCAGGGCACTCCGATAGGACCGAAACGATGGCTTCAACAGCCGGGAGGTAGATATTATCGGTGGCGGACTGGTAGTCCCCAGAGATATATCTCTCTCCTTCCCTGCAATCGCTTCTGACCTTCTCGAAATCCTCCTTCGTAACATCCCCGCGGACACACCACCCGAACGAGGTGATGTGATCATAAAGAGCGTTATGAACCGGGCTAAGAACACGCTTAACCTCGGCGGATTGCATAGTTACGACTCTATGCTTCCCCTTAGTTTTGGC